GATCTGATCCTCGGTGCGTTCCATCTTTTCCTCCTAGTTCGGGGTCTCAGACCCCTCCTCACCTAGCCAGAGCAAGCGTTGGCAGGCGTTGGCGGCAGCGTTCCCTGCCCCGCTGGCAGGTAGAGGTGCCAGCCTGCCGAGCTGCCGCCCTCCTGCGGAAACCTCTTACAACGCCGCTTGCGTCCAGTCGTTGATCGTGGCGAGCTTTTCGCCCACAGCCTTCGCCGTGTCGGCCAGAGCCTTGAAAGCTACCGGGAACATAGTCTTTTCGCCCTTCTTATAGCTCTGCGTCATCGCTTCAGTTGCGAAAACACGGTGGACGAAAATCACCCGGAAACCTCCCTCGGGTGAGGTGCCTTCGAAGCCGAGAGCCTTTACCACCAGCGGACCGCCGCCGATCTTGATCACGTCTTGCGCGGATTGCCCGGAGCCCTGCGCGATGGTCGAAAAGGCCGCGCCCGAGATGGCCAGCGCCAACCGTTCAAGGTCGGCCTCCGCCAGGTTGGTACGAACAGTCAGAGCTTCCGAGGTCGGGACTGCCTTGACCGCTGATAGCTCCTGGTCAATCACACCTTCGAAATGTTCAACGCCATGCTCGAAGCTGACGCCGTCATCGGTAAAGCCGACCTCTTTCCAGTTCCCTGCCCAGGTGATGCTGTCAGCCGTGATGTCGGGTAGCGCCTCACCATCGGGAGCGATGTACAGCTTGCCGATTCCAATCAAAACATTCGCTACGTCTCCCATAACTTTTCCTCCTTCAGTCCTTTCTCAGAATTGCCCTGAATATGGCCCGCACATACGGACGCTTGCTATCAGGGTCGATTAGGTTTTGCCCGTGCCTTTGCTCAAGTGCCTCAACAAGAAAACCGGAACTGACCGAGGCCCGCGATTTGTCGTGCAGCGCGTCGTATGTCAGCCGGTAGGTCTCTTGCGCATCGATCGTATCCTTGCCCCAGCATTTGAATTCCAACGTCGGGTAGAGGTGCGGAACATAGACGTCTGTAGTACCGCCCTGAATCGCGAACACTACCGCCTGCTGGTCGAAGTCGTGCCCTTCCGGAAGGCGTTGCAAGTAAATCCGATCGCCCACCTTTGCCACCAGTCCTGCATCGGCCAGTAGGACTTCGCGGATAGCAGCGGGTACGTCGATCACAAAAACCTCCTCATGCGCTCAAAAATCTTGGGTGCGTGGCTCTCGACAGCCGGCCACAGGTAGGGCTGCGCCGCCATCTTGCTGGTCCCAATTTCCAGATAACCACCGTAGCCCGATTGCGTGAAAATACTGCCCTCGACGCGCCCGCCAACCTCCTCGACCTCGATCCCGATGCTGCGGCGATTCATGCCAGTTATGTAGGGCGAGCGATCCTTGGCTTCGGTCTGGATGTCAATGTCCAGCGTCTCGTCCAACGCACGGAAGAGCGCCCCGTTGAGCTTGGCTATCGCCGCGGGGTTCGGACGAAACTTAAATTGAACGTCGAAGCCCGGCATGGCTACTCCTTGACCAGTTCCAGATCCACTTCCAGGTGATGTCCCTGGCCGGCCGCATCGCCAACGAAGAGCACCTCGTAGGTGTCAGGCGCGAACACGAACCGATCCCTTTCCGTGATGTCGGTCCCAATTTCCAGGAACAAAACGTGGGTGCCGACGACGACCTGGGTAGGCTGGACCGCTTCGCGTCCGCGCCGCGGCTGTAGGCGACACGGTACATCGGTCGCCAGATCGCTCCAAACTTTCACGGGGTTGCCATGCATGTCTTTGCTACTGGAGTTAAAGCGCCGGATGGTGCCGGTCGCATTCAGAAGCTGCTTGAAGCCCATTAGCCATCCCTCAGCAGTTCATTCACGACGATTTCATCCCATGAAAACTTCGACAGCGTCTGCTCGGCGAATCCGAACGCCGGCGCTTGCTCGGAGAGGCTGCGATAGTGGGCGGCCACCTTCATGACGGCTGCCGCCATCGCGGTGGAATTGATTGCGTAGTCGCCGATCTTTTCCATCTTGGCGAGCAGCGCGGCGTTGGCGGCGATTGAATCGAGGGCGCCGGCGGCTGCTAGGTTTAGGTCGCTGCCGCCAACCTCGGTTAGGAAGAAGTCGATCTCGTCGTCGTTGAAGAGCTGCCGGGTCGCGTCCGCCGTGTCGGTGTCGCGGATCTTCAACCGGACCTTGCCACGATTGGTGGTCAGGTCGTAGGTAAAAGCCATTACTCGATCTCCTTTCGGTGCGGGGCGCGCAGGGCGGGCCCGCTAATATCCTTGGCGGTGAGGAGCCGCTCGCGCGTCCAAGCGACCCCGACGGCGGAGACGGTCAGGGCACCGCTCAGTGTTGCAGACGCGGCTACCAGCGCGGTGATCTCGCGCTCAACTTCGATGCTGCCCGGAGTAGTAGAAACTCCGGCGAGTACGCCCCGCAGCGCCCACTGCAGCTTGAGCGCGCCCACGAGCGTGCTGCCGCCGGCGATCGCCCCCACCAGGGCGCGTAGCCTCTGGAGGTTACCCGTTAGCGTCGAGACGGCGTCAATCGAACCATTGATCGCGCGGTACTTTCCGAGGATCGCATCTAACGTCGACGCGGCGGCCACGGTGCTAGCCATCAGCCGTTCGACCGGGAGCTCCCCGGCAAGGGTCGAGACCACCGGGATTACCCCACTCAAGATTATCTCCCCCGGAACCGTAAGGTCTCCAGCTAATGTGCTAGTGGCCGGGACAATTCCGGCCAACGCCCACTCGAGCGCGAGCGCGCCGGCGAGGCTGGAGGTCGCCGGGATCGTCACGGCCAGGCCCTTCTCAACCGGGAGCGTACCCGCGAGGCTAGAGACCGAGGACACGGTACTAACCATCAGCCGGCTAACAGGTAGCTCGCCCGTGAGCGAAGAAACCACGGATACGGCACTAACCATCTCTCGATCGACGGGTAGGTCTCCCGTAAGCGCGGCGGTCGCGGCGATTGTGCCGTCGAGCGCAACGGCAGCGGCAGCAGGCTTGAATGAAGCGGCGCTAATCGCCCATGCAAGACTGGCCGAAATAGTCCAATCCATTGTGTGTGCTCCGGCAGGTGTGACGGCACTGGTAGTGTGGGAACCGCCCGCCCTCAGCCCATTCGCTACGTCGAGCACATTCCAATCCTGAGTCTCGCCGGCACCGACCGTTATAGTTTCACTGGCGGCGGTACGAACGCCAACCCCACCTATAACCCAAGCATTGTCTGCTACAGTTGTTACTGCCGCTGAGGCGGTAGTTCCTGTGCCGGTACTGCCGTTGTTTGCATCCAGCGGAGAGGACTGGTCAACGCCGGTAAGAGATACTGCCCCACTCACAGAACGGGTGGGTGCGCTAGAGAAAGTGACCGAGACGGTATTTGCACCAGTGGCAGGATTAACCAAATACCAAATGGATGAGTGTGCAAATAAAGTCGGCCCGTCCTGCTGTGCGCTAGTCAAACTGACGCCGTTATAAGTAACTCCACCGGCTGCCGGGAAGTCCCCTCCTCGGTGCGCGATATGAACTGCCAGCAGAGTATCACTACCAGAGACAGTGTGTGACCATGTAACGGGATTCGTGTTGCCTTGTGGGCCGCTGTTGCTGGCGGCGTCGAAAGCTATTGCCATTAGAAACTATCCAGTCGTGCGAATTGCAGCATTAAAACGCCTGTCCGTCACCCTTGGCCATCACGTTCCTCTCGCGTTCATCAATCGAGCGTGATATCCAGATCGCCGATGGCAAACTTCGGCGTGTCGCCGTCGTCGATCACCTTCTCCGTGCCCAAGACACCGGTGGCCAGCAGGTTACCGCCAGTCACGGCGTCGAAGATCCCGAAGTAGGTACACGTACCCCACGCCCCGGTCGCCGCCGCGAAGGCCATCTCGATCGCGTTCGACAGCGCGCCCGCCGCCGCGGTCGTCCAGGTGGTTTTGTTGTTGGCGAAGCTCGGCCGCGCGTAGCCGTTGCCGACCGGCTCGGTGAAGTTGCCGCCGGCGTCAGTCGGGGTGGTGGTCGAGAGCCCAAGCCAGACGTTGGCCCCCTCGATGTAGTCCAGCCCGCCAAACAGTTGGTCCAGAACTTCAAGTTCAAGAAAGTCGGTAAAGCTCATAGCTTAATCCTCCTACGGTGAGAGGGACGCCTTCCGACGCCCCTATCCCGTTTCATTCGACGACCGTTTAGGTCGTACCGTCCTGCGCGTAGGTTATCCGGGGGTCGATCTGCGTACCCCCCATAATGTGGCGAACCCGCCACAGCATAGAGTCGCTCTCGAAGTCTCCCTCGAGTGGACCCTGCGCACCGCCGCCCACTGCAACCTTGTTCGGCGCTTTCAGTACCAGCTCAGGGCTGGTCCGCCCCGCCAGGAAGTTGAGCCGCGCTGCCTGCCCGTTTGCCAGCCGCGCAAACACGTACCAAGTGGTGCTCTTGTTCGCGCTAACGTCGATGATCGGCAGGTACTCGTTGACGTGGCCTGTGATGCTCATCTGGCGCACCGTCGCGGTGGCCCGGCCTTCCGCATCGCTCGCCACCGAGACTGCCTTCAGGATCTGGAGCATGGACCACTCCAGCGCCGGAGGAACGACCAACTCGAACCCGACGATGACGATGGGGAGACCTTCCTTGGTCACCTGTTGCCGCATCAGCCCGACCGTGGTGCCCAGGTTGGCCGCGCCGCTGGTCCCGCTCAATTTGAGCGTGCCCTTGTTGGTGATGCTGGCGCTGTCGATCGGGTGCGAGATTGGCGCCCCGTAGAGCGAGGCGTGGGGACCGGTAGCGGCCGCAATCAGGCTGGTGGCTTCGTAGAACTCCGTCACCAGCGCAGCCTCCACTAGGTCCTGACCTACGCCGTTGAACGCCCCGAGCTCGTAGTCGGCCAGCACGGTTTCCCAAGCCAGACCAAAGAGTCGGCCGTACTTCTCGAGCGTGATCGAAACTTTGCCCTCGCCGACCTCTTTGTCCTGCTTGTACTCGCCGCGCACGACGACCTTCGGCAGCTTGCCCCGCAGACCCCAGATCCCAAGGATCTCCTGGCCAGAGGCCCGAAAATCCTTCTGAGTTCCAACGCCGATGTAGCTGCGCCAGTCCGGCTTCGCCAGCGTGTACTTCGCCAGCAGCTGCCGCTCCAGCACGTTGCCGAAGAGGATCGGGAAGTCCGACATGGTCGAGGCTTCCTGCAGCAGGAACATCCGCTTGTGAGAGCTGTACTCCTGCTCGTTCAGGATCAAGGCTTGCAGCGCATCGAACTTTTCCTCAAACCTCTCGATGCCTCGCGCCTGATCGCCCACGCTTTGGTCCAGCGTCTTGCCTTCCAGAATCTCAAGAATGTTCAGCATGGTTTGCTCCTTTTACGCTACCTCCGCCTTTTGCAAGACGGGGATGGTGGTTGTCGCGCCGGCCGTGACGGTCCCGAGGGCGTACCCAAAGAACTTACCCAGGGTAAAGTCCTTGTTCAGCTGCGCCTCGGCGTCGTCGATGTACAACTTGTCGCCGACCGCCACCGCGCTGTCCGACGGCGTCTGGTCTCGGCCCGTTACCGGCAGCCGATAGACGCCCTTGCGATCCATCGGGATCATGTCGGTCGCGGCGCCGGCCGTTTTCTGCGCTACGCCCGTGAGAAAGTCACCTGCGCCCCAGAACGCCGCCCCACCCGACTGGATGAGACCGGCCGCCACCGGAGTTAGGGTGCTCTCGAGCACGGTCAGAATGTCGCCTTTTTGTTCCCAATTCTTAGCCATGTCTTCTCCTTTCGTCGCTTAGCGACGACCCTCGGCGGCAACCTTGGCCTCGGCCTCGGAAAGTCCCATTCGCTGGAACCTCTCCGTCCGTTTCTTCATGTCAGGCTTGTAGTCTCCGCCGCCTCCCGATTCGCCCAGGCCCTTCACCTTGCCAGGGGCCACTTTGGCGAGGTACTTACCCTCGTCCTCGATGGCCTTCTCCATTCCGTCCGTGATCTCGGAGTCTTTGAACTGCTCCGTCAGCCGCTCCTTGGCTACGTCCGGCAGCTTGCTCTTTTTGAGCAGGCCGGTTAGGTGCTCTTTGGCCTCGGCAATCTTGGTGGCCTTGTCGAACTTGGCCACCTTCTCCTGCTCCGCCTTCAGCTTGTCCTGCGCCTCCTTCAATTCGACCTTGACCTTTTCGATCGCCTCGGTGTCGGCCGCATCGGTAAGACGCTGGAGCTCCGCTTCTTTTTCCGCGAGCTGCTCTCGCAGCGTTTCGACTTCATTCATGTTAATTCTCCCTGTTCCAGATTCGACGAGTTCGACCAGATCCGGCCGGCGCTCGCGCAATTGCGTAAGCGTCAGCAGGTCAACATCACCCTCGTCGGGTTCTTCAGATTCGATCGCCTCTACTTGGCCGCCGGCGTTGGCGTAGGTCACGAAGTCTACCGAGCGGCTCTTGATAATCCGCTCCAGCAGTATCGTTTTGTGGCCCTCGATTTCGGCCGGGTTGCCGGCGCCGATGGCACGGATGCTGGTGCCCATCTCGTTGAGTTGGTTGTGCTTGTTCAGGTTGGCCAGTTTGGCCTTGAGTTGGTCATCGATGATGACCGCCTCGCCTTTGACGGCCCCGTCGCTCTCAACCCAGACGCGGCGAAGGTTGGCCGCCCAATTGCGCACGCTACCCTCGGGTCGGGCCCGCCGCTCTGCCGCCGTGTCGTGATCAAGAAACATCTTCATACCCTCAAACACGCGAAAGTCGCGCCGGAGTACGTCGGCCGGATAGAAGCGCACGTGATCCTTGGTAAAGCCCGGCCGCACGACCGTGATAGTGGCGACGCCCTTCTCCTCGTTGTAGGCACCCTCCTGCAAGATTTCGACGCCGGCCATCAAGGCGCGATTGGTCTCGGAGTCCTGGTGCTTGAAGAACTCAATCTGCCCCAACCTCTTTAGCGCCAACTTCCGCGAGGAGTGGCAGCTCAGCCGCTTGCCCTTTTCTGAAAAGATGCACCACTGGCCGCCTACCTTACGGACTACCTCTTTCAGCTGAATCCGCCTCGACATGGCTACTCCCCTTTGCGCACCTGCGCGCGCCCCTTCAGCGGGGTAGGTGGTACAGGGGGCGGCAATGTTCTAACTTCATGCGGACCGGCTCGCTCCTGGCGCACCTCTTCGATCAGACTCAGCGTCCGCTCGCCCATCGTTCGGTGAAAAAGATCGCCGACCCGCACCCACTGCTGAGCGGTCTGTTCGGTCAACTCCAATTCGCGCTTAGTTAGCATGGTTGCCTCCTTAAACCAGCCCGATGACAGCGGCCTCGATGTCGGTGATGGTGGCAAACAGCACGTCCACCTTCCCGTTGGCGTTGTTGAAGAGCGCCGGCAGGAACGGACCCACGACGTAGAACTTGTTGGCCGCCATCGCCAACACGATGTCGTTGAGTCGGCCGTGCTGGCACAGCGCCGTCTTTACGGTCATGTTGCCGCTGGCGGTGGCGCCGGTCTTGATAAACAGCATCGCCAGGCCATCGTTGGAAAAGTCATCCGCCGTAGCGACGGGCGTGTAGGTGTACTCGGTGATGGCTAGGCGATTCGAGTTCTTCTTCACATAGGTTGCCATTGGTTACTTCTCCTTCTTTGCCTTGCGGGGCTTCGGCTTCGGCTTTGGCGCCGTCGCTTTCGAGCACGTAAAAGCCTCGATCAAAACCTGCCGGCCGGGGGCGAACTCTACTGAGATCTGATCGCCTGAGTGCCGACCCGAGATCTTGCCTTCCACGATCACAGTGTCGGCGTGGTTCAGTTCGTTTCCGTCTTTGTCTTTCCAGCTCATGGTGTCCTCCTTAAACTACTGGTGCTCGTGCAGGTACCAGCGCACATCGACAGCGAGGGTGAAAAGCTGGGTGCTGGTGCCCGCTCTGAAAACTGTTATTGAGCCGAATCGGCCCCTGCGCGTGGTTAGCGCTGCAGATCGGGCAAGGGTCGGCGGCAACCACGGTGGTCTTGAACTGCCGGCCGCGCGCTATGAACTGCTGCAACGAAGACTCCGACATCGCGTTGTTCATCTCGGTGGTGGCGATCAGCTCAGAGCGATGGCGCGTCATCTGCAGTAGCTCGTGCCGGATCGCCCGGCCCAGGCCCGGGACACCTAGCTTGTCGCGGATGCCGCGCCCTACCAGCGCTGCCAGGCGCCGCTGGGTTTCCTCGTTGATGCCGGTGACCAACCGCGCGGCGGTTTCCTCCGCATACGCCGCGGCTTGGGGATCTCCCGGCCCAGGCCGCTCGCCCACAACGGGCGGAACCGGAATGTCGCCGATCGCTTCCATCAGGAATCGCTTGATCAGGTCGTCGGCCTGGTCGACGCCAAACTTGAACGCGCTCTGCAGGTTCTGCGCCAGCAACCCATGAAGCAGCGGGCCCAAGCGCTCAAGTATCGGCGCGAGATTCAAGCTGGCGATCTGCTGCGCCGCCTGCTGGTTGTCCGGGAAAGTGGTGCCCATAGTTTCCAATCCAAGTAGTTCGACCACCCGACCCAGCTGCCGAAAGTAGAAAATCAAATCCTGCTTCGCGCGGCGCACCACCTGCTGGCCGGCGACCGACTGGATCGCGGGCCTTTTTAGCACGACCTCCAAGAGACTCATTTCCTCAAGTGCTGCTGTGTAGCTCGCCATGTGTCAGACTCTCTCGAAATGCGCGCAGTGCCACCGCCCTGTCTCTTATAC